AGAAGACGCAGCACTCCCAAATTTTTCCCCGGGGGGACTTTTCCCTCAATGTTTCTGCTCCGGAGGCCCCTGGAAGTAGGTTGGAAGGAGGTCTGAAGTATGGTTGTCCGGCGTGTAAGTGGCTCGGACTCGAGCAAATCCTCTCGCGCACCAGCAAGAACTCCTGATGAACGAGAGAACCAACTCGTCGAAGCTGCTACAGACCTCGCTGAACAACAACTTCGTGACGGTAGCGCCTCGGCTCAGGTGATTACGCACTACTTGAAGCTCGGTTCGTCAAGAGAACGACTCGAACAAGAGCGTTTGAAGGGCGAAGTAAACCTGATGAAGATCAAAGAAGCTCACATGGCTTCTGAGATGCGCACAGAAGAGCTCATGCGCAAGGCACTCGACGCTATGCGTGGTTATCAGGGACTTGAAGACCCTGACGAACAACAGGAGTACGATGACTACTCGGAATAGGCGATACTCCGAGCTGTCTCGACTCAAGACTTTCGCAGAACGCTTCGAGTATCTCGCGTTGAGCGGAGAAGTCGGGCACGAGACCTTTGGTTCGAACCGATGGATCAATCAGCGCTTTTACATGTCGCGTGAATGGCGACGTCTTCGCAACGTGGTGATGATCCGAGATAATTCGTGCGATCTCGGAGTGGACGGTTATGAAATACATCACAACTTGATCGTTCATCACATGAATCCTCTAACCGAAGAGGACATCACTCATGGAACTCAGTATGCTCTCGATCCCGAGTTCTTGATTTGCACAACGCACGTAACACACAATGCAATCCACTATGGGGATGCAAGACTTCTCGTAAAACCTTACGAGCCCCGTAGACCCGGCGATACGAAACTCTGGTGAGGAGAATCATGACCGACGAGAACGTCACCCCGGACAACACCGAAGCCCTCGCGCCGCAGCACACTGTCGCGGAAGGTACCCCGGTCACCGATCCGGCCGAAGACTTCGAGGCTCCGACCGAGGTCCCCGCCGACCACGACGACGTCGACGTCGCGCTGCAGGACGGCAAGGAAACCCAGGACGGCCCGGGCGACGACGAGGCTCCGGAATCGGACTTCGTCGGTTACGCCGACCCGGCCGCCGACAAGCAGGAGGACAAGAGCTGATGGTCGCCGCCTACGACAAGGGCGTCAACAACCTGATTTCGGGGTTGAACGCCACGGGTCACGTGACCCACACGCAGCATCGCAAGGACATGGTGACGATTCACCACAACGGCGGTCGGCTGAGCCATCAGGGTGTACTCAACGTCTGGAAGACTCGTGAGGCATCGGCGCATTTCGACGTCGACGCTGCCGGCGCTGTCGCGCAGTACGTCGAGATGAACGAGTACGCCTGGGCCTGCGGCAACACCGACGGCAACAAGCGTTCGATCTCGATCGAGATGTGCAACGAGGCCACGAGTGGCGACTGGCCGGTTTCGGAAACCACCTGGCGTTCCGCGGCTCGACTCGCCGGCTGGATCCACGCCAAGGTCTTCGGTTTCCGTCCGTCGGGAAACTCGATCGTTCCGCACAAGCACTGGAAGCCGACGACCTGTGCCGGTCCGTACATGGACGCTCACCTGAGCGCGTTCATTCAGGTCGCCCAGCAGGCGTTCGACTTCTTCAAGGGTGGTGGCTCGCAGCCTGCTCCGCCCCCGGCGCCTTCGGGCGGCAAGTCGATCTCCGAGATCGCCGACGAAGTCATCGCCGGCAAGTGGGGAAACGGCGACACACGGAAGTACCGCCTGCAGCAGGCAGGTTATGACCCGGCGGCTGTCCAGGCCGAGGTCAATCGGAAGCTCTCCGGTGGCGATCACACTCCGCCGCCTGCTCCGGCTCGCAAGACCAACGAGCAGATTGCCGCTGAGGTGATTCGCGGTGACTGGAGTACCGGTGACGAACGCAAGCGACGTCTGCAGCAGGCCGGCTACGACTACGATGCCGTTCAGCGGATCGTCAACCAGCGTGTCGGAAACGGCGCTCCGGCGGCGCATCGCTCGACGCTCACCGAGATCGCTCGACAGGTCATCGCCGGTCACTATGGCAACGGCCCCGAGCGTCGGCGTCTGCTCGAAGGTCAGGGCTGGAACTACGCTTCGGTCCAGGCCGAGGTCAACCGCCTGCTGCGCTAGTTCAGTCAAAATGGTAGCTCTCAAGGGAGGTGACCAGTGATCACCAGCATTCTCGACAGTGTCAAGAAGTCGTTGAACCTTGCCGACGATTACACAGCCTTCGACCAAGACATCATCATGCACATCAACTCTGTGTTCAGTACGCTGAACCAATTGGGTGTGGGTCCCGTCGAAGGTTTCATGATCGAGGACAAGACAACGACCTGGGACGCCTTCCTTGGGAGCGACCCTCGGCTGAATCACATCAAGTCTTACGTCTACCTTCGAGTTCGTTTGCTCTTCGATCCGCCAACTACCGGTTTCACAACCGAGGCGATGAAGGAGCAGATCAAGGAACTCGAGTGGCGGATCAACGTTCAGCGTGAAGACACGGAATGGACCGATCCTGTGACTGGCTTGCGCCCAGTCGGTCCGGTTCTGGATGGCGGTGCTCCGTGACCGTCATTCGATTCCGCAGAGGAACAAGTGCACAGTGGGTTACGCGCAATCCGGTTCTTGAATCCGGCGAGCCCGCCGTGAATCTCACCAACGGAATGATCAAAGTCGGCGATGGAGTTCGTCATTGGGTTGATCTTCCGTATCTCGTCGGGAGTGGTGGAGGTGGAGTACCTGGGCCGCAGGGCGACCCTGGGGCCGACGGAATCAACGGTGCTTCAGCTTACGAGCTGGCTGTGGCCGCTGGTTTCGTCGGTACTCTCAGCCAATGGCTCGCGGGTCTTCGTGGCCCGAAAGGTGATACCGGAGACGTCGGACCCAAGGGTGACACTGGACTTCAGGGACCCAAGGGTGACACTGGACTTCAGGGACCCAAGGGTGACACTGGACTTCAGGGACCCAAGGGTGACACTGGAGATACAGGAATCCAGGGGCCCAAAGGTGACACCGGCACGCAGGGAATCCAGGGGCCTAAGGGTGATAAAGGCGATACCGGAACGGCCGGCACAAGCTACACCGGTCCGAAGATCACCACGGCTTCGGTTGCGCCTTCTTCCCCCGCGGTTAACGACGTCTGGATCGACACGAGCTCATGACGCGACTCGCCGCCTGGAATTTCGATGAGGCGTCGGGGGACGTGCTGGACGCATCCGGCAACGAACACAACTTTCCGCTGGCTAGTCCAGCAGTTCGAACCACAGGAAAGTACGGAAGTGGTCTGACTCTGTCGTCCACTTCCACTTTCATCATTTCTTCCACTATCCTCGCAGCACTCAAGACTCCGAATCGAACGATCGCTGCCTGGGTGCAAGAGACGGCTCCAACTATCGGATGGATCGGAGAATTCAACGTTTCTTCGATTGATTCGGGATCTTGGGGAATCCTTTTCTTGTCTAGTCAGTGGAATATCCAAGCAAGGAACGCTGACGGCTTTGTTCGATGCTCTGTCGCTCGACCTACCGATTCGCTGTTTCATCACGTAGCTGGAACTTATGACGGAACCAACGTTCGCATGTATCTTGACGGAGTCTTGGTGGCTACACAACCACTCACGCCTCCGATGAGAAGCGACGCTGACGTTTTCAGGTTCTTTGACAATGTCGGATCCACCATTGTTGTTGACGATCTGCAATATTTCGATACGGCTTTGTCTGCTGCAGAACTGGTCGATGTGATGTCGCCTGTTGTTGCCGGCAAAAGTGGAAAACCGAAAGTTTGGAACGGATCGACGTGGGCGCAGCACCAAGCGAAAGTTTGGAACGGATCGACGTGGGTTCCGGCAAAGATCAAGGGACACGACGGAACTGATTGGATCGCATCAAAGTGAGAGGAGGAACACGTGTCCTACGCTGAAAGTTTCCTTTCTCACTACGGTGTGAAAGGTATGAAGTGGGGGTTGAAGAAGAGCAAAGCTCCAGCTTCAGCCGACGCTGCGTCGAAGGCTTCGACGAAGACGGCGGCCAAGAAGAAAGGCCTCCACACGATCTCGAACAACGATCTGCAGGCAGCCATTCGCCGAATGCAGCTCGAGCAGGATTTCAAACGGCTTTCGACGAACGAGAAGTCCGTGGTCAGTCGTTGGGTTTCCTCTACGCTTCTGGAGATCGGGAAGCGCGAAGTTCAGCAGCGAGTGGCGAAGAAGGTCGCGTCGACGGTGGTCAAGAAGGCTGTGACTGGAGGCGCGGGATGAGCGACACGGCAATGATCGCTTTTCTTCCGACCAACGGTTCGTGGTGCAAGCAGGATTTTCCGCACATGACTCTCGTGTACGCGGGAGACATCGCCGATCGCCCGAAATCGGAGTTCAACGAGATGGCCAAGGACGCCATCTCTGCGGCTCGTGTCGTGAAATCATTTTCGTTGAATGTCGTCGGCGTCGAGACGCTTGGCGATGCTGGCGAAGAAGTCGACGCGCTCATGTTCTTTCCGACCCCTCAGCTTTTGGTCGCCTACAACATGGTCGCTCCGCGCTGGAACAAGAGTGAATTCACGGATTATCTTCCGCACGCCACGATCGGGCCAGTCGGGTCCGCGTACGCGCAGAGAGATCCACTGACAAACACTGACGACTACAGCTACTCCCAGCGTCGTCGGGACACGCTTCCCGGCTCGGTCTACTTCGATCGCTTGGCCGTTTGCTGGGGGATCGACAAGATGATTTTCTCGTTGAGCGATTACGACTACTAGGGGGTGAACGATGACGTTGTCGAATACGGCAACCCCGTATTATTACGGTCAATTCCGGGATGCAGTCCTTCGGGGCGATATTCCGGTGAACCGTGAGATCTCAGCGGAGATGAACCGGATCGACGATCTCATCGCGAACCCCAACATCTACTACGACGATAAAGCGATTGACGGCTTCGTGCTTTTCTGCGAATCTGAACTAACGTTGACCGACGGTACGAATCTGCACTTGCTGCCGACATTCAAATTGTGGGCAGAACAGATATTCGGCTGGTGGTTTTTCGTCGACCGATCGGTTTGGACTCCGAACGAAAACGGCCAAGGCGGCCACTACGTAACAAAGACTATCAAGAAACGCTTGACGAACAAGCAGTTCTTGATCGTAGCTCGTGGTGCAGCCAAGTCTATGTACGCTCAGTGTATTCAGGCGTATTTCTTGACCGTGCACACGGCGACTACTCACCAAATCACAACAGCTCCGACGATGAAGCAGGCCGAAGAAGTCATGGCTCCGTTCCGGACCGCCATTACTCGAGCCAAGGGACCATTGTTCGCGTTCTTGACCATGGGGTCGATGCAGAACACGACAGGCAATCGCTTTCTTCGTCAAAAACTTGCGGCGACTAAGAAGGGTATCGAGAATTTCCTAACTGGAAGTCTGCTCGAGATCCGTCCCATGTCGATCGCTAAACTTCAGGGTTTGCGTCCACTAGTTTCAACCGTCGATGAATGGCTCTCGGGTGATCTCCGAGAAGATGTCATTGGTGCCATCGAACAGGGAGCCTCGAAACTTGATGACTGGTTGATCGTCGCCATCAGTTCTGAGGGTACTGTTCGAAACGGCTCTGGCGATACCATGAAGATGGAACTTGCTGAGATCCTGAAGGGCGAGTATCTTGCGCCTCATGTTTCGATCTGGCATTACAAGTTGGACGAACTCGAAGAAGTGGCCGATCCTGAAATGTGGGTGAAAGCCCAACCGAACATCGGCCGAACAGTCACTTACGAAACGTATCAACTGGACGTCGAGCGTGCTGAGAAAGCACCGGCTGCTCGAAACGACATTTTGGCGAAGAGGTTTGGCATTCCCATGGAGGGATACACTTACTTCTTCACGTACGAAGATACGATTCCACATCCTTCCGCTGTTTTCTGGGAGATGGCGTGCTCGATGGGCGCGGACCTCTCTCAGGGTGACGACTTCTGCGCGTTTACTTTCTTGTTCCCGCTTTCCAAGGGTCGATACGGAATTAAAACGCGCAGCTACATCACTTCCCTGACGCTCATGAAGCTTCCAGGCGCTTTGCGCTACAAGTATGAAGAGTTCAGGCGTGAGAACAGCCTCCACATCATGGAGGGAACAGTTCTCGACATGATGGAGGTTTACGAAGATCTCGATCGGCATATTCAAGAGATGCGCTACGATGTTCGAGCCTTCGGTTACGACCCGTACAACTCGAAAGAATTTGTCGAGCGTTGGCAGCAAGAAAACGGACCGTTTGGGATTGAGAAAGTTCCTCAGGGTGCTCGCACCGAATCGGTTCCACTGGGGGAATTGAAGAAACTAGCCGAAGAACGGCTGCTCATATTCGACGAGGGTTTGATGACCTTCACGATGGGCAATGCGATCACTCTCGAAGACACGAACGGTAACCGAAAGCTGCTCAAGAAGCGGACCGAAGAGAAAATCGACAACGTGGCGGCCTTGATGGACGCTTACGTGGCCTACAAAGCAAACAAGGAGGCGTTCGAGTGACGAGAGGAGGTAGTAGGTGGGAATCGCAGAACGCGTCATCAAGGCAATCTCGCACGGCTGGAACGCTTTCGTAAATCTGGATCGGCCAAATCCGTTTCAGACCGTTGGTACTTCCTATGGGAATCGACCTGACCGAACATATTTTCGATCCGGCAACGATCGGACGATCGTTCAGTCAATCTACAATCGCATCGCGATTGACGTCGCCGATCTTGACTTGAAACACGTCAAGCTCGACGATCAGGGCCGGTATTCCGAGGATGTCGACAGTGGGTTGAACAAGTGTCTCACTGTCGAAGCCAACATCGATCAGGCTGCTCGCCATTTTCGTCAGGACATGATTCAGACTCTGTTCGACGAAGGTGTCATTGCAGTCGTTCCGGTCGACACAACGATGAACCCGAATCAGACCGGCGGATACGACATTTTGACGTTGCGTACTGGGCGAATCGTCAAGTGGCAACCCGAACATGTGTCGGTACATCTCTACAACGACAAAATCGCTCGACGCGAGGATGTCGTGGTCGGAAAAGCGTTCACGGCGATCATCGAGAACCCTCTCTACGCCGTGATGAACGAGCCGAGCTCGACACTTCAGCGTCTGATCCGCAAGTTGGCACTTCTGGACACAGTCGACGAACAGTCGAGCTCCGGGAAGTTGGATATGATCATCCAGCTGCCCTACGTCATCAAAACGGAAAGTCGTCGGGCTCAGGCCGAGCAGCGACGGAAGGACATCGAGTTCCAGCTCAAGGGTAGTCAGTATGGTATCGCTTACACGGATGGTACCGAAAAGATCACCCAGCTGAACCGTCCTTCAGAGAACAACCTTTTGAAGCAGGTTGAGTATCTGACCGAGCTTCTATACAGCCAACTCGGCATCACCAAAGAGGTGATGGACGGTACCGCGGATTACCAGGTCATGCAGAACTACTACAACCGTACGGTCAAGCCGATCGCGCAAGCAGTCGTCGAAGCCATGCGTCGTACTTTTCTCACGAAGACGGCTCGCAGCCAAGGTCACAGCATCCAGTTCTTCCGGCAGCCGTT